GCGTCTCCACCATCTACGATCTGGCCGGGCGGCTGAACCTCGAGCGCGGCTTCGCCGAGGATCTGGTCAAGCGCGGCGTCAGCGTCGACGAGTCCCGCCGCCTGATCCTCGACCAGGTCGCCGCGAAGTCCGACGAGACCCGCACCTTCCCGCACGTCTCGGTCCCCCTCGGCGGCCGGGACGAGCACATCACCCGCCGCGACGCGGTGGCGAATGCGCTGCTGCACCGCTACAGCCCGACGCTGTTCCAGCTGGAAGACGCCGCGCGCCAGTACCGCGGCATGACGCTGCTGGAACTGGCCCGCGAAAGCCTCGGCAATGCTGGCGTGAACACGCGCGGCCTGTCGCGCGACGAGGTGGCGACGCGGGCCCTGCATTCGACCTCCGACTTCCCCGAGATCCTGTCGGCCGTCACCAACAAGACGCTTCGGCAGGCCTACGAGGCCTATCCCCGCACCTTCATGCTGTTCTGCCGCCAGGTGCTCGCCACCGACTTCAAGGCCATGCACCGGGTGCAGCTCGGCGAAGCCCCGCAACTGCTGGAGGTGGGCGAGAGCGGCGAGTTCAAGCGCGGCACGCTGGGCGAGAGCAAGGAGAGCTACAAGGTCAAGACCTACGGCCGCGTGGTCGCGATCACCCGCCAGACGCTGATCAACGACGATCTCGACGCCTTCACCCGGATCCCGGCGATGTACGGCAACTCCATCGCGCAGCTGGAGTCGGACGTGGTCTGGGGCATCATCACCGCCAACCCGGCGATGGCCGACGGCAACGCGCTGTTCCACACCACGCACAAGAACCTCGCGGGCACCGGCGCGGCGCTTGATGTCAGCAGCGTCGGTGCGGCGCGGGCGGCGATGGCCAAGCAGACGGGGCTCGACAAGAAGACGGTGCTGAACGTCCGCCCGGCCTTCCTGATCGTGCCCGCCTCGCTGGAACTGAAGGCCGAGCAACTGGTCGCGCAGAACCTGGTGCCCGCCGCGACGTCCAGCGTGGTGCCGCAGTCGATCCGCACGCTGGCGCCGATCAGCGAGCCGCGGCTCGACGCCGCTAGCGAGACCGCCTGGTATCTGGCGGCCAGCCCGAACCAGATCGACACCATCGAGTACGCCTATCTCGAGGGTCAGCAGGGCGCCTACATCGAGACCCGCAACGGCTTCGACGTCGACGGGGTCGAGATCAAGTGTCGCCTCGACTTCGGCGCCAAGGCCATCGACTGGCGCGGCCTCTACAAGAACCCGGGCGCATAACCTGCACCCCATGCTGAACCCAGACACGCGGGCGGTCCGAACAGGCCGCCCTTCGTCGTTCCAAAAGGATCACCCTCATGAAAAACTTCGTCCAGCCCGGCAACACCATCACCCTGACCGCGCCCTATGCCGTCGCCTCCGGCGATGGCCTGCTCGTCGGCTCCATCTTCGGCATCGCATCGGGCACCGCCGCCCTCGGCGAGAGCGTCGAGACGGCGCTCGTCGGCGTGTTCGACATCACCAAGTTCGGCTCCCAGGCCTGGACCGTGGGCGCGAAGGTCTATTGGGACGACACCAACAAGCGCTGCACCACGGTCGCGACCGACAACACCCTGATCGGCGCGGCCGTCGAGGCGGTGGCGAGCGGCGCGGGTGACACCATCGGCCGGGTGCGGCTGAACGCGACGTTGTCTTAAGAAAGTTCCCGGCTCCCGTGCGATACGGGAGCCGCTGCCCGGCACCTCATACATGCCGGGCAGCGGCGGGGGACGGGTCGAAACGCGGCGGGTTTCAAGAACCGGTCAGAAGTGGGATCGCCCCCGCCCTTTCGTGTGTCCTGAACGGATACCTGGGGAAGGCGTCCAGTCCTTGCCCCGCATGACAAGGCCAGGAGGCGAAACCACAATGAATGATACCATCGGAATCGATGTTTCCAAAGATACTGTCGACGCGCATCGCCTGTCGGACGGAAAGCACAGCCAGTTCGCAAATGACGCGACGGGGCTACGGGCCCTGTGCCGCTGGCTCGGCGCCCAGCCCGTTCGTATCGTGTACGAGGCGACAGGGCGCTATCATCGCGACCTCGAACAGAAGCTCGGGTCCGCGGGACACGGACTGGTCAAGGTCAACCCGCGGCGTGCCCGACGGTTTGCGCAGGCTACCGGACGGGACGCCAAGACCGACCGGGTGGACGCGGCGCTCCTGGCCCGCATGGGGTCCGTCCTCGATCTCGACGCCACGCCCGCGCCGACCCCGAGCATGAACGAGATCAAGGAATTGCACGTGGCCCGGGTCGGCTTGATCAAGGATCGCACCGCCTGCCGCAACCGCATTCAGGCGGCCCGCAACAAGGTTGTCCTGGCCCAGCTTCGGGCGCGGCAGCGACAGGTCGACACCCAGATCGCGCAGATAGATGCTGAACTGCGCCGCCTCGTCATGGCCGATCCTGCCTTGGCCCGGCGCCTCGACATCCTGCTGTCCATTCCGGGCATCGGTCCGATTGCCGCCATCGCGCTCATCGTGGACATGCCGGAACTGGGCACGATGAGCGGCAAGGAGGCCGCCAGTCTCGCCGGGCTCGCGCCGATCACGCGCCAGTCCGGAATGTGGAAGGGCAAGGCGAAGATCGGCGGCGGACGCGCTGCTCTGCGCACCAAGCTCTACATGCCCGCACTCGTCGCCACACGCTTCAACCGCCAGCTCGGCCAAACCTACAAGACGCTCTGCGAGGCCGGAAAGCCCGCGAAGGTCGCGATCACCGCCGTCATGCGCAAGCTGCTGACCATCGCCAACGCCCTGATCCGCGGCGACCGGAAATGGGCCGAAATCAACCCTTGATCAAGACGGATACTTCTGATGAGCGCCTTCGCCGCCGCCGTTGGCGCGCTCTTCGCCGATCCGAACATCGGCCGGGACGCGGTCTTCATCTCCGACGGCGGCGCGCCCGTGCTGGTGCGCATCGTCGCCCGGCGTGCCGACGCGATCAGCGATTTCGGCGACGCGCGGCTCTGGTCCGAGACCACCCGGATCGACCTGCGCGTGGCGGAGGTTGCGAACCCGCGTCCCGGCGACCGCATCGAGATCGACGGCGACGCCTTCCTCATCCAGGGCGAGCCCGTCCGCGACCGCGAGCGTCTGGTCTGGACCGTCGATCTGAGGCCAGCGTGACCGCGATGAAGCTGAAGCTCGACATCGTCGCGATGACGGCGGCCGAGGTGGCGGCGGGCGAACGCGCGGTGACCGCCGCCACCCGCGAAGCCGGAACCAACCTCAAGACCGGCTGGCGCGCCCAGATCACCGGCTCGGGGCTTGGCCGGCGGCTCGCGAACACCATCCGGTCGGCGCAGTACCCGGCAGGCAAACCCAGCCTCAACGCCGCCGCCTTCGTCTGGTCCAACGCGCCCGCAATTATCGGCGCCCATGACGCCGGCCCGCTAATCCGCTCGCGCGACGGGTTCTGGCTGGCGATCCCCACGGACGCCACCGGACGCGGTCCCCGCGATCGCCGCCTTACCCCCGGCGAATGGGAACAGCGCCGTGGGTTGCGGCTGCGCTTCGTCTACCGCCGCCGCGGGCCTAGCCTTCTCGTAGCGGAGGGACGTCTGAACACTCGCGGGCTTGGCGTGGCCTCGCGCGCAAAGACCGGTCGCGGGCGCACTACCGTGCCCATCTTCCTGCTCGTGCCGCAGGTCCGGCTGCCGAAGCGGCTGGACCTTGACCGAGATTCCGCGCAGGCGCAGGATGCTCTACCGGGGCTGATCTTGGAGAAATGGGTCGCGGGGAAGATTGGTTGAAGACCGATATGTATCACTGACGGCCTTGGACCTTGCACAAACGCGTCCACTGCCGAACCACTTCACACGTTGATGCGGTCCGATTTTCGACCTCCCAGAACGCTCCGAAACCGCTGCGCGTTTGCACAGGCCTGTTCATGTCTGCTTGGTCAAAATTCGATATCCATGTCGACCACTGGCGTGCTGGCCTGCAAGCTGGCCACCACAGATGCCAAAGCAACATTGTCGAACAAGACCACCCGGAACCCCGACTTGTCGAACATGTCGAGTGTTTCAGGTTGGTAAATGACGACCGCACCACAGCTTGCCGAAGCGGCATCGTCCGGGCGCATCGGAAACAGCCCCACTGCCGCGGCACCGTACTGCGTCACATCGACTGTTGCGCCTTGGCCCAGCCTCGGTATTTGCCGAAAGCGGACCATGTCGCGCATCGCGCGAGCCTGTGGAAAACACCCGAGCGGCGCATCGGGCGGACCCCAGGCCACGATCCCGGTCACCGAGTCCAATCGGGTCGGTTGACCGTATTTTTCGACCAATGCGACGCCAATCTGGTCGTAGGGCAAAACCCCGTCGTTCAGGACAAGCCGACGGACAACAGCAAGGACCGGCGCATCAGGCCCTGGAGCGTAAAGCGTCACGGCTTCCTGACCTTCGCGCAGAAGATAGGTGCGCTGATAATCCAGCAAGTTCTGCGCAGTGGTATCGGGGCCGGTGGTTTCGTGCACCGACAATACCCCGTCGCGCGCCATCAGGATGGCATGGGCCTCACCCACCGGCTGGCCGGTCCGGACACCCAAAAGATCGATGTCCGAAAGCGGCACGTCGATCCCAGACATGTCTGGCCAGGGTCCCGAGCCTGAAGCCATTGGGGCCGGACTTGCAGGCGGGGTTGTCACCGTGTCCTCGACTCGCGGCGGGGGTGGTTCGGTGGGCGCGGACCTGGGTCTGAAGGCAACCGATACCAACTCGTTGCCACCAAGAAAGGCAGCGCCGAGCGATGGGATGTTCGGCCTGTTATCGGGCCCGAGCAGCGCCAGTTCATGCACCTGAACCGGCATGGACAATGTACCGGGACTTTTCGGCGCACCAAAAGTCACGCGAGCGCGGAACGGATAATCCACGTCAGCTTTGATCGTGTCCCGCATCTCCCGCGCGCGGTCTTCGGACAGCGGCAGCCCGAAAGGCACGGGCATCACCGGTACGACCGAGGCGGCCATAGCCTGTGCATCCTTGTTTACGGTCGGCAGCAAGGTCCGGACAGACACGATAGGGTAGGTTTGCCCGTCCAGCGAATACGGCCCAAGGCGCAAGGTCCCCATGATCCAGGTGTCCCGCCCGTCCTGTTGTACGAGCTCCGCAGCAGCAAGATCGCTGTTGGCGTCCACCGCATCCTGAAGCGCGAAAACGTCCTGAAAATACAACGGACGCAGCCATTCTTCGAAAATCCCGGCGGGGTCGCGTCCCGACAAACGCGCGGCCTCGGCCACCAGCCAGTGCACGGATGGCCGGAACACGCGTGTGACGTCGGGCGCGGGCTGATCGATCAACGGGATTTGGATCACCTCGCGTGGTTCGCCCTGCGGCGTTCTGACCTGACCCTCGAAATGCAGCGGGCGCAAAAGGGTCACGAGGGTCGGCCCGAACGCACCCTTCCCCAAGACGGCATGTGCTTCCATCCGCGCGACAAGGGAAATGTCCGTCAAGGTGGTTTCCGTGGCATTCGGGACCACGTCGGTGATTAGTGCACCGCGCACGCGTGTGAACACGGAGATGACCTCGACTGCGCCGTTGCGCCCGTTGACCTGGTTCCACGCGATCATGTCGCCCGGGGTCTGGATCATGTTCGCCAGCCCTTCGGTGATTGGATGGTCCCGCAGGTTGCCGACCACGATCCGCATCGGTCCGTTACGATCTGTCCCGACAGGCTGAAGGTATCCGTTGAGCCGCACCAACGGCGCGTCGGGGTCAGACTGCCCATCAAGCACCGCGCGCACCACATCAGCGCCATTCTCGGGGTCGAACGGCAGCGCACTTGCCATCAGGCCGGTGACGGCCCCGTGATCGGCCAGATCGATTGCAGACGTCGGACGGTCTGACGGGTCAGGCGCGTCGAAGGCCATGAGCACGTCGTCTGGTGCACCGGACCAGCGAAGATCGACAGGTCCCTCCCGCACGACGCGGATCGACATGGGGCTGAAACCCGTTGTCGAAGTTGCGATCCGAGACAAGAAGATGCGCGCCGGAAAGGTGACCATCAGGGGCTGACCGTCGCGGCGCGTGATGCTTGTGGGCGCGGTCAACTGGGTTAAGCGTTCAGCTTGCGCGATATCCATCGGTGTCGTTGCCGGAACTCCCGTGTCCATATCGAACGCGGCATCGACACGCCACGTGCTGGGGAACACCCCGGTCAGTTGCGACGTCACTACACTGCAATGCCCGTCGGGCAGCAGTTTGCGCCAGTTTACCTCGTTGGTGGTGAAATCATACGCCCGGTCGATCGCCTCGATCGGACAAAACACGTGTACCGGCGTGGGAACTTCAAGCGTCTGCCGCGGAATGATCGCGACGATTTCCTGCAGGACCCGGTCATTGATCCGCCGCTGTTCAAAAGCGGAGGCAAAATTGGAAACGCAACTGATCCAGTAGTAGGAGCCCTGGCTCCTATCCGTGCACGTCGATCTGACACTTGCATCCGCGTCGATAATGTCCAGTGCATCGTCGCGGACCCGTGCGAGTGTTTCTTCGGGCAGAATGGTCGATGGCGCCATTAGCAACCCCAGGCTTTCCGGAGCTGCGAGCGCTGTCGCAAGATCGTCCGCACCGGCCGTCAGCCCTGAAAAAAACAGTCGGCGTCCAAGGCGTTCACGTTGCGCGGACAAGTCGAACCCGGTCACGTCGGTAAGGTACTGGGCTGGCCACACGATACGCCCGTTGAACGCCGCAAGGCCGTCAATGCTCGTGACCCCGCTGGAAGCGGGCTGTGGGGCGGTTTGCGCGACTGTCGCAGCTTCGGACACCGGCGTGAACGGGGCGCCGGTCACGACCTGCCCCGAAGCGACAGCTTGAAGCGTCGCGATCCGCGATCGCATCCGGTCTGCGATACAGCCCGTGTCCGCGCCGCAGGCGTTGCGCGTCGCCAGCCATTCCGACTGCTGCACACGCAAGTCGGACGCACCGGTGGTTGCGGCAAAGGCTGCGGTCCATGTCGCGTCAAGGTCCCGATCCAATGCTGCCAGCCCGGCATCGGCGCATATGGCGCGCTCGGTTGCGTTTCCAGCGCGGGCACAGTCGAAACTGGGTTGGCCGTTCAGCGCCACCGGGGGCGCGACTTGGGCCCCTGCCACTTGGGCTGGCCCGGCATGGGCAAGCGCAAAAAGCGATTGCCGATCCGACTCCACGGGCCCGGAACCGACCCGTGCCATACCCCTGCGTTGGCGAAACGCGTCCAGTGCGGCCTGACTGCGCGGCCCCCAGGCGCCGTCAGGCGTTCCCACGTCATATCCCAGAGCGGACAGGTAGCTTTGCAGTTCGAACGCCTGTGTCCGGCGCTGTTCATCTGCGCTGCCGCCGACGCGTGCCGCTTCCGTGTCCAGTGCAGCGCGTTGGAGCGGGGTCAGATTTCCGGTGGGCGCAAAGCCTCGGCTGGTCTGATAGGCCGTAACGGCGTTGCGCGTGCGTGCCCCTGGACGACCATCCACTGGACCGGCATCGAACCCAAGCCGATTCAGGTCAGCTTGCAAGTCCATGGCCGCGCGAACCTCGGGGCTGGCCGCGCGGGCCGCACCGGACTCTCCGGCTGAGCCGGTCTGCCGCGGCGCCGTGCTGCCCTGCGGCGGCGCGCCGATCTGACGCCCGATTTCCTTCAGTTGATCAAAGAGGCTCTGGGCTCCCGCTCCGCTCCCGCAAAACAATCCCGTTGAGATGAGGATGACTGCAAGCGGGCGTAGCCGATGGATCATCTGAAGATACCTTTCGAGAATTGGACCCCTTCGGGTCATTCATAAGTCTGAAGCAGCTGGTTTCAGGTGTATCGGCCTCCGGTTAAAATTCAACTTTTTTCGGAGCACCACCGAAGCCGGGTGTCACGAAGCTCCGAAGCAGCTTTGTATCTTCAGCAGAGTCCGGAAATCTGTTCGCGACCAACGTTTTGCCACCATGACGGGCAAGTATGCCCTGCCGTTTTCTTTCCGTACCTGTCTGGAACGCGGTGCCACGCAGAGTTGCACCATTCGGCTTTGTGGGGGTCGCTGCGGGAACCGTTACCGTTCCGACCTTAGAAGATGGCTTTTTCGAAATGAAAGTTGACTGGCCCAGTACGGCGAGAATTCTGACATCGTTGCAAGGACTAGTACCCAATGCCCACCATACGCGAAACCATCCTCACCGCGCTGCACGCGCGGCTCTCGGCGCTGCCCGCCACCGCGCTTCGCGGCGAGGTGCTGCCCGAGCGCGTGCCGGCGGCAGGCCTGCTGATCCTGCGCGACGGCGAGCCGGGGGAGCCGGAGGTGACGCTGTCGCCGCTGGCCTACCACTATCAGCATCGGGCCGAGATCGAGGCGGTCGTGCAGGGCACCGGCCGTGACGCCGCCTTCGATACGCTGACCGCCAGCATCGGCACGGCGCTCGCCGCCGACCGCACGCTGGGCGCGCTCTGCGACTGGGTCGAGGCGGAGGCGCCGCGGCCTGTCGATCTGCCGGTCGAAGGCGCGGCCAGCCTGAAGGCGGCTGTGATCCCGGTGGTGCTGCACTATTCCACGGCCGACCCGCTGGCCTGAACAAACCGACCACAGGAGACGAACATGGCACGAGCCCAGGGGGCGCGGGCGCTGATGGCGCTTGCGTTCGAGACGACCTATGGAACGCCGCCCGCGAGCGGCTTCACCCGCATGCCCTTCGCCAGCACCTCGCTCGGCGCGGAGCAGCCGCTGCTGAACTCGGAGCTGCTGGGGTATGGCCGCGATCCGTTGGCGCCGATCAAGGATGCGGTGACAGCGGACGGCGATGTCGTCGTGCCGCTGGACGCCGAGGCCTTCGGCTTCTGGCTGAAGGCGGCGTTCGGCGCGCCTACGACTACGGGCGTCGAGGCCCCGTACAGCCACGAGTTCCAGTCCGGGTCCTGGACGCTGCCGAGCATGTCGATCGAGACCGGCATGCCGGAGGTGCCGCGCTATGCGATGTATTCCGGCTGCGTGCTCGACCAGATCACCTGGCAGATGCAGCGCTCGGGGCTGCTGACCTCGACGGCGCGGCTGGTGGCGCAGGGCGAGACGGTCGGGACCACCACCAGCGCCGGAACACCTACCGCGCTGGAGCTGAAGCGCTTCGGCCATTTCAACGGTTCGATCACCCGGAATGGGACGGCACTCGGCAACGTGGTCTCGGCCGAGATCACCTATGCCAACAACCTCGACCGGATCGAGACGATCCGGAGTGATGGCAGGATCGACGGCGCGGACCCCTCCATCGCCGCGCTGACCGGCCGGATCGAGGTGCGCTTCGCCGACCAGACGCTGGTGACGCAGGCCATCAACGGCGAGGCCTGCGAGATGGAATTCGCCTACATACTACCGTCCGGCGAGAGCTTCACCTTCACCGTGCACGCCGTCTACCTGCCGCGCCCGCGCATCGAGATCTCCGGGCCGCAGGGCGTTCAGGCGACGTTCGACTGGCAGGCGGCGCGCGACAGCGTCGTCGGCCGGATGTGCACCGCAACCCTGATCAACGACATCGAGGTGTATTGAGGATGCTGACGCTCGACCTGACAAATGAAGCGCGCTGGCACGACCTCGCCCCTGGCGTCCGGGTGCAGCTTCGCCCGCTGACCACCGCGCTGATGGTGGCGACACGCAGCGACCCGGCCGTCGAGGCGGTACCGGAGGACGCCTCCGATGAGGAGCGCGCCGTCGCCTTCGCCAAGGCGCTCGCGCGGCGGGCGGTGCTCGCCTGGGAGGGCATCGGCGATGCGGACGGCAAGCCCATCGACCCGAGCCCCGAGGCCATCAACGCGCTGCTCGATGTCTGGCCGATCTTCGAGGCCTTCCAGCTGACCTACGTCTCGAAGGGCCTGCTGCTGGAACAGGAAAAAAACGCCTCCGCGCTCTCGCCGAATGGTCCTTCGGCGGGGGCGAGCGGTATTGCGAAGCCTGTGCGCAAACCTGCCCGGACTGCCCGGCGCGGCTGAACCGTCCGGAAACGCCGGAGGGTTGGCAGGTCTGGGACCTC